AGAACCCATTGCGACTAGTTTATTATCTCGGAAGTAGAAACCCTCTGGAACATTTAACTTACCGACCATATTCCAGTCTTCAGCTTTCAACTTAGGAACTTCATCTTCACCACCAGCGGGCATACAATAGTTATTCAAGTAGTTAACAGCGTCCATGTAATCTTCGAACTCTTTCGCATCATACTTACTATTCATTTTTGGTTTCGCGTAAAACATTTTTCTTTCCTCTCTCATTAATTTATGTAACCATTGTACAACGGTGGGCAACAATTGTCAAGCGTTTTTTCAAAAAAACTTTTACCCAATGTAATCATTGTGACCTGCTGTTCGCAATAGAGGTCGCAACTCAAGAGACAGTTCTTCACTAGTCATGTTATTTCTTTTGCATATCTGCTGTTGAGTATTACGCATTTCATTGAAAAAATCATCCGGAAGATCTGCTTCTACACAGTCTTCTAAGTCCCAATCAGAAAACAGTTCATCAACCAGCTCAAGGTTTTCATCACTCATCGCTTGGGTGTTTATCATACTGTAGTTAAATCTCATATCAACCTCTCATTAATTTATGTAACCATTATACAACGGTGGACAACAATTGTCAAGCGTTTTATAAAAATAAATTAAAAAAAAACCCTTCCGAAGAAGGGCAAAGGTTCCTTGAGAGAAAGGTTATGAAACATCTTTGAGATAGATATCGATCCGTGTGGGGTCCATACCTAGGTCAATTAAATTCTTTCGGAGACTCTCGGGGTCTCGAACATTCCATTCTATGTGGCGTTCATCATTTTCGTCATACCACTCGACGCACCAAACCTCACTCATTAGGTAAGTTCGTGTAGTCAAGAGTTTCACTAATGTAGTCTAATGCGATCGGAGACTTAGCTGCGATTACCGACAGCATAGAACTCAGGTAACCAATCACATAGTGTGGGGAATCGTTTTCGTTCTCTAGGTTACTTACAATCTTTGAGACTAGTTCTTGTTCAGTGTATTTAAAGTTCATCATAATATATCTCCTATGCAGCCATCGCTGTCTTTTGTGATTCAATAATTTGTTCAGCACGTTGGTTAAGTTCTTCGATCTCTGGAGTCCAGTCACGAGGACTATCAGTGCAGATGTATGGTTTGCTCCATGATCCAACATTGATGTCGATGTAGTGTGATCGGTGGAAGTAGTCAGTCTGACTATCATCTTCACAGAAGTAGTCTGGTCCGTGCATCGCTTCTTTCAACTCAAGTAGGAATGCCAACACAACTGGATCAGACTTGTAGTTCTCTTCTAACCAGTACTCATTGACTTGGATATATTGCTCAGCGAGTCGAGCAGCAGTAGTCTTACAGTCGTGTGGATTACACTCTAGGTCAAGACGAGTTCTTTCTAGTTGACTCTCATTCACAGCAGAGATAATATCTAGTGGACTAGACTTAATATTCACAACAAGGGTAGAGTGATGACGAACAGCGATTGACGCTTTGACGTTATACTTCTTTAGAACTGCTTTGATCGCAGGGGCTAGATTCTTTTTGTCTTCTTGGGATACATATGCCATAACTTTTTTCTCTCTCTCTTTATCAATTTATGTAACCATTATATCAAGTGGAACATGTTTTGTCAAGCGTTTTATTGAAATAATTCTCTTTCTCTTTTAGTAATATTCTCTCCATACACATACCCGGCCGACATAGGTAGTTCCTTTACCATATCCGTCACTCCCTTACTCTTAAAGTATTTGGACTTGGTTGGATATTTTCTTATATCTTGTTCCGAAATCATCAAGGTCTTTGTTTTGCTATGGTTCATGAATGCCATGAAGAATGGCGCTTCATATTGATTGAGGAACTTTTCTTTTCTAGCCAAGAAATGTATATACCTATAATAAGATGGCCAATCGTTATCCCATGCCTTCCATCGTTCTATATCGATTGTTGCACAAACCTTTTCGTCTTCTGTAATGATAGATAGGTCTACTCCGTAATCTCCATCCATCTTTCTTCTGAATAACAGTGTTTTATTCGGTAGATGTGCAGCTAGATAACTATGCAAATTATCATTAGTCTTGCATAGTTTTATAAATGATTTTATATCTTCATCATCGTCATAACTATCTTTTCTATCAGAATATGAACCCCATACTCTCTTATGTTCTTTTGTTACATTCACTATGCCGCAACCTTCGCAGAGAACCGTGGGTATAATCTGAATGGAGCTTGGTTATCAAGAGTCTCCATATAGATAGTAGGTTCTGCCAGACCACGGTCATCTAACGCATCAAAGTATAATTGTGAATCATTATCACACTCTAACCACACATACTTATTATTGAAGAACGAGTACTCAGAGATCTTGTTCATGAACCCTAGGTTCTCTACAGTGCGTACATCAATCTTTAGGTAAGAATGACTTGGATCAGATATATAAGTAATTGGTTTCATTATGCGGCCTCTCTAACTTTAAGTTTACTGGAAGTAGTGTCGATAATAAGATCACGAACACGTTCACGGTCAAGTGAATCACCCTGACCCCAAGTTTCATGACAAGTGGTACTAGAACATATCTCTAGATACTCCATTATAACACGTTCTACAGCATCGACTGACAGACCCTCTATAGGGTATAGACCATCATAGGCATAGAATGATAGAACATAGTTTCTGAAGTGAACTAGTTCAGGATTAGAACGCATTGCGATATAGTTAGTTTTCATATTTCTCTCTCTTTATCAATTTATGTAACCATTATAGTATGTCATGCAACTTTTGGCAAGCGTTTACATCATTTATTTTTGTTTACTCATGATTCTTGTAGTCCCTAGTTATTTGGTCATTGTATTCTATCTCAGTTGCGATCTCATCGAACAACTTGTAGAATAGAGATACGGTGTTTCTAACTGGGTTTAGACGTTTGTACACATCTGCATCAACTAGATTCCAATTGATATCACCCGAAAGTTTCCTATTCTCAGGAAGTTCTACAGCTTCTCGGATGTAATCCTCTATTACTCTTTTTAAATCTTCCATTACAAAATCCTCTCTACATTGTTGGGAGCATAAAGACCTTCGACAGATCTAGACTCGTTAAAAACTCTAACTCTCTTAGCGGTATTACCAGTAACAACACCAATAACCCACGTGTCAGTACCAGCGCACTTTACCCAAACTTTCTCACCGACTTTGTAATTCATTATTATCTCTCTCTCTCTCATTCTCAATACAAGTATTATACAACACTTTATATCAATTGTCAAGCGTTTTTTACAAATAAATTAAAAAATAAATCGTCACTATATCTGTATAAATAGTACTAGAGGAATTTAACCCTATGGCAAAAATATTTTCGTTACAAGATGGTAACCTATCTAAGAGGCCGATTACTACATCTATCTCTCGTACATACTCGGATATAGACTGTTCATTCGAACCTAAACCATCCGGTGATCTGTATAAGAAGACAGATGCAGCTGCGGTGTTTCAGTCCGTAAAGAATCTATTGATGACTAATCACGGTGAGATTCCATACAGACCTTTGATGGGTGGTAACCTACAAGATCTATTGTTCTCTCTTTCTACAGAACCCGTGTCTTCGGACATTGAAGATAATATTCGTTATGCTATAAATGCATACGAACCTAGAGCAACAATAAGAACTATTAAGAGTGTATTAAGACCCGACTATAATTCGATTGATGTAACAATAACTTTTTCGGTAGTAAGCGTACAAAGAGTTGTTACATTGAATGTTAATATTGCAAGGAATAGATAAATGGCTATACAGAACTCCGAGTTGGATTTCTTTCAGATTAAATCTCAACTACAGACCTACTTAAAACAGCAATCTGAGTTTCAAGATTATGACTTCGGTGCGAGTGGTCTGTCTAACCTACTAGACGTGTTAGCGCACAATACTCATATCAATGGTCTGATTGCTAATATGGCAGTCAATGAATCTTTTCTGAGTTCTTCACAACTGCGTTCTTCTGCGGTATCTCATGCAGAGACATTAGGTTATTCTCCTAGGTCCAAGACTTCGGCTACAGGTGCGGTGTCTATATCCCTTACAAGTACGACCTCACCGGCAACTCTAACTATCCCTAAAAATACAGAGTTCACCGGAACCGTAGATGAGAGTGTATATTCTTTCTTTTCTACCGAAGAATTTTCTGCAACTAAAGATGTTAATGATGACTATGTATTTCAGACTATAGGGGGTTCTACTGAGTTGCAACTTAAAGAGGGTCGCGCCAAGACTAAGTCATTTATTGTGGGTAGTGTTAATGATGATTCCGTGTATGTAATACCAGACACCTCTATAGATACTTCGACTATGGAAGTTCGTGTATATGATAACTATCTGTCAGGTACCTTCCAAGAGTACAACGAAATAAATACCGTGTCCTCTATTACGGATAACTCTAGAGTGTACATCATTCGCGAAGCGTCTAATGGTTACTATGAATTATTCTTTAGTGATGGAAATGTTTTGGGTACTGGACCCGCTGCAGATAATAGAATAGAAGTTACTTATATCTCTACGTCAGGCGCAGAGGCAAACGGAGCACAGAGTTTCTCGACTGCATATGTAGTAGATACTGGCATTGTTTTGACTCATGTTATGGTATCCCCCTCAGCTGGTGGAGACGAAAAAGAATCTATAGAATCAATCAAATTAAATGCTCCTAGGACCTACAGTGCACAGAATAGACTTGTTACTGCGAATGATTATACTGCATTGATCTCACGTAACTATAGTGGTTACGTAAAGGATGTAACTACTTGGGGGGGTAATGATAATGTTCCTCCCGAATACGGAAAGGTATTTGTCGCATTGAACTTTTTAACTGGAGTATCTGAAGCTACAAAAACTGACGTTAAGAATCAAATTCATAGTCAGTTAACTTCCAATCTTTCGATTATGTCTATTAACACAGAGTTTGTTGAACCTAGGGAAACTTTCTTAGAATTACAAACAGTATTTAACATTGACCCAGTAAAAACATCTTTGCCTGCGGCATCCTTACAAAATACTATTGATGATTTCATAGAACAATACTTTGAGGATAACTTGACTTCTTTTGATAAAGTATTCCGTAGAAGTAATTTGTTAACTCAAATAGATCAGTTGTCTACCGCAATCATTAACTCTAAGATGTCTGTGCGCATACAACAAAGAATTGATATGGATTCTATCATCTCAGAAATAGAAACTGCAAAGAACGAATTCAATGCTGTGTCTGGCGTTACTCAGTTACCAATATTAACCTATGTGGAACAAGATCATACTATCAGTTTCCCAGTGTTGTTGGCTACTCCAGATAAGGATGACCACACAGTTACATCATCTGTATTTAAGTCTAATGGAATAGATGTTACTATAAAAAATGAACTGGGCAGTACCAAATTACAACTACTAGATCTAAATGGTATTGTTAAGTCTCCTAATGTAGGTTACTATGAACCCAATACAGCCACAGTTAAGTTAAGTTCTTTGCGAGTTGATAAGTCGGGTTATGTGGGAACAGGAATAAAAATATCCGCAACTCCAGCGAATCAAAGTACTATCAGTCCATTAAGAAATTATATAATTACTTTAGATGAGGATTTCTCTTCCACCATAGGTCATATTGATATTGGGTCGTCTAGGATTAGTTTATAATGTTGAACTTGATTAACAGTCAGTATAGGTCTGACCCTAACTTCCATAGAAGTCAGGTCACTCAGGTATTGCCTGAGTTCTTTCAGACAGAGTATCCCAGACTTATTACTTTCCTAGAGAAGTACTATGAGTATACCGGAGAAGACGGAAGTGTTTCATATGATGATCAAATCCACAGTTTGTTTGGTATAAGAAACATATCTAATGCTGAATTAAGTACTCTCGATTTGTTGATAGGTGAGATAAGTGAAGGATTAGAATCTTCTTCTTTCTATCAGAATCCTAGATTGATGACTAGACTCCTATCTAATTTCTATAGGAATAAGGGAACTCAATTATCGGTAGAACAATTCTTCAAAGCATTTTTTAATGAGGATGTGAATGTATCATATCCAAAAGAAGATATATTTATTTTAAATGATAAACCCGGCGGTTCTTTAATAGGACCTCAAGCTTTAAAGTATATTCAAGATGATAAGAAATATCAAATATTTTCTATTCTTTTAAAAACTGGAATAGCTGTTAGTGAGTATGAAGATTTTTATAAGAAGATGGTACACCCAGCCGGATGGCATTTATCAACAGAAGTAGAAGTTCAAGAAGTTGCTTCTATGGGTTTTTTTGCTGGTATAGGAACTGATCCATTAGAGGCTCCAAACTACGCGGTTGTTGTTCAAGGAAGTATGGTCAGGTCATCATTCGCTCCTCTATATTCTCTACTAACTATGGAAGAAACGGATTCCGTGGATGCCAGAGATAGTGATCAAAGAGCTAACGCTGAAGGGATAGTGATTAGTTCTCTAGAGACATTAGAAAGATATAAAGATATAACATTACAACAAATTCAAGATGTATTCTCTACAACGATGATAGATTCTAATGGTAGTTCTATAATTATTAAAGGAACTATCGGGGATTGGGCTGGAGTTACCCCAAGGACTTTAGATAATGGAACATTATCACTATCCTCGGAATATC